CAAACTGCTATGGAGCCAGTTGCTAAGCCAGGGTGATGGCCAGGAGTTGGTGGCGTTGTTTGCGCTTAACGCCATGGCCATGGCAAAGCCTGATTTTGAAGGTCTAGCCATTGGCGATACGTTACTTAAAAACTACCAAGAACCAAAGCTGTGCATTTTTTACCGCAGCGGAGAAGTCCCGCAACGGTTGAACTCAAGCACCAAGATCGGCGGGACGCTTGCGCCCCGGTCGCCCAGCGATATTATCGTTGCCGAATATGCCAACCAAGGACTGCAGGCAATCTTTAGCGGCACCCGCACACCAACCGGCAGCACCGAGTTTGGCACTTACCAGCCGGTACGCAATGGCCAGGATTGGCGGCTGCCATTTAAGCGGGTAAAGGTTGTATTTGACTATAGGAACATCACTGCCGATAGTCAAAGATCATTTTCCCTGGCCCAGCTTGAACGTCAAAAGATTGAAAGTTACTATGGTTCTTTTTGTGGAATTAATGTAATTGATAGTACATCATATAGCGGATACCAAGAAAATTTTCAAGAACTTGACGGGAACGAGATTGAATATACAATTTATGCTGATCAAAATGAAACCAACTTTGCAGAGCATGGTTCTGCTGATATTCTCAATAAGCGCAAAACCATAGGTGAGCAGGCTGATAATGCCTTTACTGTTGGTGAGACATATTCAATCGGTTCGGCCCAGGGCGTTTGCATACGCACTAGCACTAATGCGCCTTACGATGGTACGTTTAATAAATCGTATCGTTTTAAAATTACATCACGAGGCTTAATATTAGCGCTTGGCATAGGCAAGATTGTTCATCCAGGCATATTTAGAACAATACTAGGCTCCATCACGGCATATCCAACAATATCCAAACTTGCTATTGGTAGCGTCACCACTACAAGAGCCGTTGATCAAATAGAAATTGGCATTAAATCGATAGTTTACAAGCGTTTTAATGGCCTTGTAAATTTCTCTAGCATCCAGTCTGAAGCGACTGCAGAGCAAATCGAAGCTGGCGGCGGTAATGTCACATATGGTACATATACGGATTATGGATTTCGTTATTCCTTTTTCCATGTTGAATATCGCAAATCAACTGGCAACTCTGTATGGCAGCGAATATCTGATCGGCCATTTGGCGTAAAAGGCACTAATCCCGTTGGCCAATATAATTTTATCCGACTAGCTTTTTACGCTGGGGTGGATATTTATGAAGTGCGATTTGTGCCTGTATCCGGTGGCGCATTTATTGCACTTCACCAATATGCATACATACTAGATGCAAGCAACGGAAGTTTACAGTCATTTGCATCTAAGGATGGCGGCGTAAATATTAGCTATGTAGGCAATCCAGGCGCCGCGATCGATGCTTATGCAGGCACCAATAAAGTCATGTACTGGGGCGGCGTATCTGGACCGATTGAGCCAACCAATAATGCAGTTACTGCTATTGTTCCTGATTCATTGGTTACAAGTAACCCGCCAGCTCCAGGTGTATATGGTACTAGCGGCGGCGACGGTTCAGGCTTAACAGTCAGAATTGCACATGAAAATATAATAAATTCATTTTCTGTTACGTCAATTACTGTTGGCTGGCGTCAGCGTTGGTTGCACATGGGTGTCCTAGGTGTTGAACTTCCCAGCAGCGCAGGGCAAAGGATCACAAGCGATTTAAGTTTGCGTAGTTCAAGAGGACTCAATATAACCATCAATATAATGCTTTACAGCGTAGCCGTAAACGATCCAATATATAACGCCGATATGATTGCAAACGGATATTCAGGTTACACCTACGGCTGGATCAGCGAGTTTCAAGTAAACGAAACAATTCAACCAGTTGGTTTCGATGGCGGAATATATAATGGCGAGGAATTTTACGTTGATATACCTCCCGGCTGGTCAGCAGCTACAACTCGCCTTGGTGTACGTGCCAACACAACCGAAACAACAATCGTTAAATTATTTGTTCAAAGCAAAGGTAATAACTATGGTTACCGCAAAACGTTCACGGTAAACGGCACAAGCCTACCGGCAATTATGATTAGTGGCTTGGAAAGCACTCCAGGGTCAGCGGCAGTTGGAAGACCCGTCAACATTTGGGATGCTGTATCTGATGTATATTTATTTAGCGAGGAGGAAGGCAGTCATCAAGATAGCCCTGAACATCAAATTGTATATGTTAATGAACAGCGCAAAAATTCAACGACGCCTATTTACAACAGCCTTGCCTTGGCTGGGATGCAACTCCGCAGCGGCAAAGACTGGAGCAGCTTTAGCAACTTTAGCTATTACGCTAAATCTGGACGTGTTATTCCTTTGATGGTGGATAGCAGCGGCAATAGCGTGAACTCACCAACAGATCTAAGTGTCACAGGTGCCAGCCATTTGTTCCCTGAGATCTTGCGTAACTTGCTGCGCTCTACTGTCTATGGCTCTGGCGCGTTGGTGCCTGAATCCATGATCGACTGGGATGGTTTCCGCGCTGCCGCAAAAGCCTGTCAGGCAAATGGTTGGTTTTTTGATGGTGTGTTATCTGCTCAAACTAACGTGCGCGAATGGGCGTATCAACATGCGCCCTATTTCATGCTGGATTTTGTAATAAAAGGTGGCAAGATTTCGCTTGCGCCTACCTACCCAATTGATCCTAGTTCCGCCAGCGGGTATGGCATTGATTACGCCCGCCAGCCCAGGATCAGCGCACTGTTCACAGATGGCAACATCATCGAGGATAGCCTGCAGGTTAATTGGTACTCAACTGAGCAACGGCTGGCGCCACAGGTGGTGGTGACATACAGGCAGGAAATTGAGAACGGATTTGCCGAGACACGCAATGTGCTGGTGCGTCTGCTTACGTCAAACGAAACCGCACCAACCGAAGCCGTGGATTTTACCGGCTTCTGCACCAATATCGAACATGCCAAAACCTACGCAAAGCTGCTTATTCAAGTGCGGGCCAATACGACCCACACCGTTCAGTTCAAAACGTTACCTGAGGCTGTCGCGTTAGAGCCTGGCGCGTATTTCAAGCTTTCCAGCACTGCCAGGCACGTAGCATCGTTCCAAAATGGCCATGTATTGAATGACGGTAAAGTGGTAACCACGACCAGCCTCGACAGTCAAACGGCAACCGTGTACTGGTGGCGGTCTGGCATGGCGGCTGTTGAGTCGGCATCAATGACGGTTGACAGCAGCGGCATTGCAACCGACCCTAAATTCAGAGGTGCGGTGTTTACCGTTTACGATCCAGCCGATCAATACCCGCGTGTCTATAAGGTCGAGTCTATCGCGTATGATGAAGATGGTCTATTGGATATTGGCGCTAGCCATGTCGGCACAAATGCCAATGGCGCCATATCTTACCTAGACTTGGACGACAATAAGTTCGTGATCGAGGTGCAGTCATGAGTCCGCAGGGGCCCGATTTCCCCAGTTACGTGCCGAGTAGTCGGTCACTGGCGATGGGCGATTTCCCCAGCAAGACTTTTACTTCGCAATCTGGCATTCAAGCCACGGTCCAATACGGAAGCCGCCGCACCAACCAAACGATTGATCTGGCGTACAACAACACCACCGAAGCTATTGCCGCTGCCATTTACGATCATTATGTGGCATGTCGCGGCACCATTTATACGTTTGGTTTGACAGAGCCCGCCAAATCTGGCAATCCTACGTTCCACCTAGGGGATAGCAGTGCAAGTACATCAAACCGCTATAGCGCCGCGCCGTTTGGCATGAAGTACAAATATGCCGAAGCGCCACAGTTCAGCAGTATCAAGCCTGGCCGCATGTCGGTTACGGTAAAATTAGTCGGGGTGCTTGACTCATGACCTATTACAGCGGCAAAAACGGCACCCTGACCTATAACGGCAGCAGTGTTGCCAAGGTTTCAAACTGGAGTTTCTCCAGCAGTGTTGACACGCTAGAAACCACAGCAATCAGCGAGTCCGAGCGCTCTTATGTGCCAGGGTTACGGCAAGCCACTGGATCAGCCACCATTTTTTACTATGACGATGCCCCCAAACCGTTGCTGGAGCGGATCATCGGCACAAGCGCCATTAGCGAATCTGACATTTTATCACTCAAGCTTGGCTGGGGCAGCAAATACGTACAGGGCAACGTGATCATCACCAGCGGCGAGCTTAACTGCGCGGTGGGTGAGGTAATGCAAGCCACAGTCCAGTTTCAGTTCACCGGGGCAGTTACTGGGGTGAGCTTGTAATGGCGGTTTACCTGGGTAATGCCGGTCACGTTGAGCTGATCCGCAGCGGTGTTGCCAATGCCCTGCAGGGCGATATGGTGAATGCTTACGTTAATACGTCCAAGGGTGCATTTTCCTTTAACTTCCAAATAGGCACCCTGCTGACTGGGGACTTTGTTGAATTTCGTACTACAGACGGCACAGACCTTAGCTTTGTCGCCGCCAGCGGCTGGGACGACGCCGCCCAGCACCCCTTTGGTAATTGGTACATCAATGTCGATCAGGTAGGCAGCATCAGGCTGTACCGTAACTTTACCGATGCGGTAGCCGGTGAATCCACAGGCCGCGTGTCGCTAGCCACGATTTCGCGCACCATCCCGATCAGTTGCTCAGTGGCCAATACGGCACCCAGAACACTAGGGCAGGTGGTTAGCTATGAGCTAACAACTGACCGCGAAACCGTTGACACCTCTAGCCTTGGCGACGAATTTCGCAACCAGTACAGCACCATGATCACTGGCAGCGGCCAGTTTGATTGTTTGTTTGATTACCGCTACGCCAGCAACTCACGGTACCCGGAATCAGCAGAACTACCGATCTACCTACATAATTTGCTGTTGCGGCAGCAGTTTGGCTCTGAGTTTACGGCAAAGCTCTACATCATCGGCAGTGGCTATGGTCAAGGATCAGACGCCGATAATGATTCGGTCTGGCATGAGATCACCGGTATCGTGACCCAAGCCGGGATCAGTTGCGATAGCAATGACGTAATGCGCTCCACCATCCGGTTCGTCACCACTGGCGAGATCAAGTTAAGAGTTGCCACGGTACCGCAAGGTTATCTACTGCAGGAATCCGGCAGTAGAATCAAGCTACAGGACAACAGTGGATTCTTGATCCTGGAGGATAGCGACTGATGGCAGACCTCAGGATCACAGACCTCCCCGTATTAGCTGGGGCGGATCTAGCAGCAACCGACCCGCTGGCCGTAGCAAGCCTTGCTGCCAGCGAAACCAAAAAGATTACCGCCAAAGCGTTCACGCAAAAGGCCGTCACGCTGATCGACGACGCCTCGATCCCTGCCGCCAAGATAAACTTAGCGGGTGGTATTAGTGCCTCTAGCATTGCCAATGGCACAATAACTGCCGTCAAGCTTGATACCAGCACAATCCCAGCTACCGGTGGCCTAGCTGTATCCAGTGGCAACCTAGGGCTGGTCGCGCCTACTAGCCCAATTGTCCGCAATGGCAGCACTGGTTCGCTAGAGCACGCAACCAGTGGCGCGTCAGCAGGCACCTACACCAAGGTGACGGTGGACACTAAAGGCCACGTTACCGCTGGCACCACGCTTGTCGCTGCTGATATTCCACTGGCCACTTCGTCAGTTGTTGGTGGTGTATCCGTTGGAACTGGCCTATCTGTTACCGGCGGCGGCGTACTTAACCACAGCAACTCAGTTGCCGCTGGCACCACCAGCGGCATTACCCGCGACGCACAGGGCCACATCACCGGCGCCGTGGCTTTGGTATCGGCTGATCTACCGCTTGCCTCTGCTGGTGTGCCAGGTGCTGTTAGCCCAGGCACCGGCACCTCAATCAGCGGCGCTGGAGCGCTATCGGTTACGGCTGCCACCAGTAGCGCCCTAGGCGGCGTGATCGTCGGCAGTGATTTTGCCGTTAGCACCGGCACCATTTCGCTGGCAACACAGGCAGGCCTTACCGCTGGCTCCTATCCAAAAGTCACAGTCACGACAAAGGGCATCATCACCGCAGGCGCTGCATTAACAGCAGGTGATATTCCAACTCTTGATGCCAGCAAGATTACAACTGGCTCGCTAGACATTGCCCGTGTCGCTAGTAATACCGTAACAGGCGCAAAACTAGCAAATTACGCCATTACCAAAATTGGCGACACGCAGCCCACTGCCGATCAAATTGGGCAGTTCTTCTTTAATCCGTTAAGCCGCGATCTGTTCCTGTGGGACGGCAACGTATTCCAGCCGATTGGTATTTCAGTTGGTGAGATTGTATTTGCTGGTACGTTTGACGCTTCCACTGGCAGTGGCACCGGGCTAATTACTTCTGTTACAGCAGAAGGCACAGCAATTGGCTTAGCGATAGGCCAAGCATTGCCAGCTGCAGCCGCAGGTAATAATCGTTATTACTTGGTTGTATCCATACCTGGCACCATTACTTCGGGCAATGCGCCACATGTAGCGCTAACACCACCGGATATTCTACTGTCTAATGGTGTGTCTTGGACTGAAATTGACGTATCGCAAACGGTAACTGCACAAGTTGCTAGCAATGTTAGTTTTGCACCTGCGGGCAATGTTGCTGCGACCAACGTACAACTTGCCATTCAAGAACTTGATACAGAAAAACTACCGATTACGGGCGGCACAATAACAGGCAACTTAGAGATTGGCACTGCGGGCAACTTAAGTTTTGAGGGCGCTACAGCAAATGGATTTGAAACCACTATTGCGGTGGTAGATCCAACGGCTGATCGGACAATTACGCTGCCAAATATTTCCGGCACGATAATTACTACTGGTGATACCGGGACTGTCACCAGTACGATGTTATTGGATGGCACAATTGTCAATGCCGATATTGACGCTTCGGCTGCTATTGAAGGCAGCAAGATCGTTGCTGCCACTACTAGCGTGACTGGCACGGTACGACTAAGCGATAGCACCAGCACTACTAGCAGCGTATTAGCTGCTACGCCAACAGCAGTAAAGGCGGCATACGATTTGGCTATTGCGGCATTTCCGTCAGCAGGCGGCACGTTGACAGGCAATGTTGTATTAGACAATCAGGTTGATGCGCGATTTCGTGAAGCAACAGCAAACGGCACTAACTACGTTGGATTTCAGGCACCTGCATCAATTCCAGCAGATGTGTTATGGACCCTGCCGACCACAGATGGGACTTCTGCACAAGTATTAAGCACTAACGGCAGTGGCACCTTGAGCTGGGCTACGGTAGGAAGCGGTGACGTTACACTCAGCGGCGCTCAAACCCTTACCAATAAAACACTTACTGACCCTGCCATCATTGGCACAATATTGGAAGATGTATATACTATTACGGATGGCGCTGCATTTGAAGTTGACCCCGGCAACGGCAGTATTCAACTAATCACGCTTACTAATAGCCGCACACCAAAATGTACAAACTTTGTTGCTGGCGAATCTATCACGTTGATGATAAACGACGGCACTGCTTATACAATTACATGGACGGATGCAACATGGGGTAGTGGCGGTGTGATATGGAAAGGGGGCACCGCACCAACACTTGCGACAACTGGTTATAGCGTGATTCAGTTCTGGAAAGTTAGCACTCAGGTTTATGGTGCATTTGTAGGAGATGTAGCATGAGGCACTCACACGGCTTAAGAGCGGCAGGAGCAGGATTTCCCGCCATTGGCGCTTCGATGGGAGGTGGATTTTTTGCTGGTGCTATTAGTCATACTGCCAATGGTGTTGCTACGCATTTGTTGATTGTGGCGCCAGCAGAAACCGGCGGCTCCGGTACTGGATATACGCTTACTAGTAACATAAATTGGAAATCAACTAGTACAGCAACGGCAAGCACTAACAGCACTTTTGACGGTGCGTCAAACTCAGCCAACATGAATGATGCAAACCATCCGGCAGCTCAATTTTGTGAAAGTTTAAGTATTGGCGGTTATTCCGATTGGTATTTGCCAGCACTTTACGAACTAGATATTGCTTACCAAAATCTTAAGCCCACCACTGCTATCAACGACACAAGTTATGGTATTAACCCTTATTCAGTGCCCGCCCGTGGAAGTAACCGCGCTGAGGGGACACCGGCTCAAACCTCTATTGCAGCTTTCCAAAGCGGTGGTGCAGAGGCGTTTGCTGCAGGTACCTCCACCATCGCCCACTGGTCTTCCACGCAGGACTCTTCAGATAATACCAATGCTTGGAGGATAAGGTTCGCATCGGGCTATCAGCAGTCATTCAGCAAAACCGCCTTTATATGTGTCCGCGCTTTCCGCAAAATTGCGGTTTAACCTAACCCTGTATTCCCTAAAATCATGTACGTCCTCGCCCCCAATCAGACCGTTGAGATTTATCCTTACTCAATTGATGACCTGAGACGAGACAATCCCAACACCAGCTATCCACGCAATCCAAGTGATGCGACATTAGCTGATTGGAATGTATTTCCCGTAACTGATAAGCCCGCACCGAATTTCAACCCAGCAACACAAAACTGCAACCAAATCAACCCAACGCTAAAAGCTGGCACGTGGGAGATGGCTTGGGCAGTAAGACCTGCTACGCTACAAGAAATCACCGAACGCACCAGCGCAAAAGAAGCTGAGGTGCGTCAACAACGTAATGCACTACTCAATGACTGCGATTGGACGCAACTACCTGGTACGCCAGTATCACCTGCACCGTGGGCAGAGTACCGTCAGCAGTTGCGTGACGTTACAGCTCAAGTCGGCTTTCCATGGGAAGTGGTCTGGCCTGTAGCACCGCTAGACTAGTGGCATCGTTGAGACCCATTGCTGCTGCAAACAAAATCTAATGGCTATTCAACCCGGTATTTATCACATTTCTCTCCAGCGCCGGGCAGATTACAGTGTCACGTTGCAATTTAAAGATAGCACTGGCACTAATATCAACTTAACCGGTTGGACGGTTGCGGCTCAAGTATGGGATCAGGAGCGCACCACTAAGTTTGCTGACTTCACCGTGACTTACACCAACCGTGTCACTGGTACAGTTGCCATTTCGTTGACTAATTCGCAAACTGCTACTTTTCCTGGTGAAGCATACTACGACGTATTGCTAACCAACCCTTCGGGATTAAAAGAATACTACCTTGAAGGTATTGTTTATGTTTCACAAGGATACACAGCATGACAACCGTAAACGTTACCGCTGCAACTCAAACAGTCACCATTGCAAATGACGGCAGCAGTGTAGTTGTACTTGTACCTGAAACAACAGTTGTTACTGCAACAGCAGTTGGCCCACAGGGCAGCGCAGGTGCAGGTTTTGTGTTTACACAGCCTTCATCGGCATCCACATGGACTATCAACCATAATTTAGGGTTTAAGCCCAGCGTTGATGTGTACGACAGCGGCAGCCAGCAAATCCAAGCTGAGGTCTCTCATGCAAGTGTAAATCAAACAGTTATACTATTAACAGTATCCACCACTGGTTTTGCGAGGCTAACCTGAAATGGCTAAAAAAATCTTTACAGACTTTGATTTCCAATCGGTTTCCAAGGTTATCAACCTGCCAAGCCCCAGTAGCAGTGGGGATGCGGCTAGTAAGTCCTATGTGGACTCACTGGTAGAAGGACTGGCGTGGAAGGATTCAGTTCGCGTCTCCACTCAAGCCAACTTAAACCTAAGCAGCCCTGGCGCTACGGTTGATGGCATCACAATGGCTAGCCAAGATCGAGTCTTGGTGCGCTCGCAGAGCACTGCATCACAAAACGGAATTTATATCTGGAACGGTGCCGCCGTTGCAATGACACGTTCGCTTGATGCCAGTACATTTGCAGAATTAGAACAAGCAGTTTTAACAGTAGAAGAGGGCACATCGGCTGCTACTACGTGGCGACAGGATCAAATTAATGGCACGATTGATTCAAGCACTATTAGTTGGGTTGCTTTTGGTACATCAGCGCCATCAGCCAGCGAATCAACTGCAGGTATCGCAGAATTAGCTACTCAAGCTGAAACAGATGCTGGCACTGACGATGCTCGCATTATCACGCCATTGAAATTGGCAACATGGTCTGGCCGCATTAAGAAATACTCTGTCAGCATTGGTGATGGTAGCGCCACCAGCTACACAGTCACCCACAACTTAGCCAGTCGTGACGTGCATGTGACAATCTATAACGCCAGCACCTATGACGAAGTATTCACTGATGTGACTCACGCAACCACTAACACGCTGACCATTGTATTTGCCACTGCTCCAAGCTCTGACGCTTACCGCGTTGTGGTGGTTGGCTAATGAGCACAAACTTTCTTTCGCCTATTATTTTGGCGGCTGGCAAAACAACTAACGCGCCACTTAAGTTGCAATCTGGCACCAACCTGACGACAGCAGCCTCGGGTGCTGTTGAATTTGACGGGAAAGTTATTTATTCAACGCCAACAGCGCGTGGTGTGTCGCCGTCGATGATGTTTTATAGGCTTAATTCTAATCTAGCCGGCGCTAACAGTACCGTATCGCAGAGTGTATTTGGCGTTGGAGTAACAGTAGAAACTAGCACTATTTACGCCATAAAGATGGTTTTTACACTGGGTAAAACAGCGGGAGGGTCTCTTCACAGCATTAGCCTTAGTTTTGACGGTGGAACTGCTACGTTTAACAATATGGCTATTAGCAGCTATTTTGCACTTTTTCAGGCTGTGCCACCTACTACCAACGATCTAACTACTACTACATTGAGATATGGCATACATACAACATCAGCTTCATTGCAGTATTTTAGTAGCATCGCTGGGGCCACTCGCACTGGGGTAGCAATTTTTGATGGTACTTTTAGTATCAATGCAGGCGGCACATTTAACCCTCAATACACATTATCTTCAGCACCAGGCGGAGCTTATTCGACGCTTGCGGGTTCTTACATATCAGTATGGCCCATTGGTACTGCTGGGTCCAATACCTCTGTAGGGCCGTGGGCGTAACCGCTAGACTAGAGGCAACACCAGCCTGAGCCGTGATTGAGATTGTCGCTGCTGTCGCTGGTGCCGTTCTGGGCATTGCCGCTTCCGGCATCGGTGGAATGCTACGCCGTGACAACGACGCCGCTTCTGCAGTTGTACGCCTTACCGCTGCCGTAGAGCACATCGCTGGCGAGGTGAGTCTCATGCGCGGTGAAATGCGCGAGGATCGTACTGAGCTATTTGGCCGCCTGGGCAAGATCGAGCAACGTGTAGCCACATTGGAG